CTTGAGGTCGTTCTTGGCCTTGTTGAGTGAGTTGTAGATGCTCAGTAGGGTGGTGCGGGCCTCATTCAGCCAGGCCAGCGCGTCGCCTGTGGGGTCGCTCTTGAATAGCACCGAGCCGCTGTGTGAGGTGATCTTGGGGAAAGGGGGGAGTCCCCAATCTTGGCGCTGTTTCTCAAAGATGGTGGCTCCTGTAAAGTCAAGAACCGTTTCGCTCAACAGGTGGGCCTCATCGCAGACCACTACATCGGTGGGGCACTCTCTGGGCCAGCGGGCCGTCAGCCAATAGGCATAGTTTAGGGACCGCAAGTCACTTCCCATCGCCACACTTTTCTGCATTAGGTAAGGGCACTCGCCTACCACAGGGCACTCGTGCATCCCCACCTCCGCAAATTCACACTCGGCTCCCGTCAGTCGGGGTTCTAAGGCGCATGGGTAGTTGCCCCTCCCAAACAGTGCATCGAACCCATAGGCCCTTTCATAGTTCTCTTGCTGCAACATCTTTGTCTTGCACAGCGCGGTCACACTCCGCTGGCTCCCTACAGCCCTGGCGAGCGTCGTCTTGCCTGAACCTGTGGGCGCTTCTATCACCCTGGCCTTTTTCTTGTCTCCATCTAGGAGCCACTGAACTGTTTCATATTGCTGTGGTCGCCAGTCCTCGTGGGGGACTCCATAATCCTCCGGTCGTCTGTTCTCCATTGCTCCCTCTCCTTATGTTGACATAAAGTTATTCCGCTACTTATTTATTTCTGGATTAACCTATACTGATCTTAGTGTACCCTTGGCACGTGATGTCAGTAAATCAGCCCCTTACAGATTATATATAGCGCCCCCTTCAGTATAAGCTAATCCCGAAATAAGTAAATAGCAGAATAACTTTATGTCAAGGTTAGTCACGCCTGTTTCTGGACGTTGTCTTGGAAACAAATGATTAACGAGGTGGTCTACATCAAAAAGGGTCCTGCTCGTTCTGATTTTTCGTCCCTTGTTGTGGTAGCTGCCACCAGCCCCGTCTACCTCCGCTTACTCCTATGGTGCTGGCTACCTTACGAAAGATGTTCAATGCCTCTGCATGTTCTCCGTCTTCCTTGCTAGGAATCACTCCTTGCTCAATCGCATCCTGAATCACCTGTTCGTGGGGAACACTTTTCCCATCTTGCAAGTAGCTCAGTATCCAGAGCCTATACGCCTGGCTGGGAGCCATTGTCCTCCCCGGCACCGCTGCTGCACGACAGGCGTCCAATACCCTCCTGGTGCTCTCCTCCTCAATACCCAACTGTTCGGCTAGGTCTAAAATGCCAAGCGGCCCCAGGGTCTGGTACGCTTGTACCCGCTCCTGTTGCCGCTTGGATTCTAGCATGATGGCATGAAATAGCCTGCCCTCCTCCACTGCCATTCTCAGTGTGACGGACCCAAACTTTGGGTCCTTGGCCATTGCGCCCACTCCCGCCTCAAAGACCGCTCTCAGCGCATCGCTGCGGCTTAGATTTTGCTCGTTTTGAATCGCCGTGATCAGCTCCTCGAGCGCCTCAATCTTTGCAGGAGAATCTTTGTAAAATACTGAGTATGTTCGGAACCATTCCCTTTCTTCTGCTGCTGGCATCAAGCACGAGCTCCCTTCCACTCCTGTAGTGCAAATGCAGCCCAACTGCCACACGGGCGGTCTTCGGTTTTCGACGGGAGGGTAACGGAGGGTCCGTCCAGGTCAAGAAATGTTTGAAGAAAGTCGTTAGGCTCCATACTGATTTCCAGGCTCGTAAGAGCAGTAGGGGGGGACAGGCTGCCCCATACTGAGCGATTTTCGGATCGAGTACAGGTTCAAGCTCTCCCCACACCCATGGAGTAAACTCTTGCAAATTGCGCAAAACAGCGGGCCGCCGTCGAGCAAACGGCGGTTTATTTTTTGAAGTTCATTGCACACCTTCCTTCCCGGCTTCCGCCGTGTTTTTGTCCAGGGCCGTTGGCCGGCCCAAAATAACATTTAGTGCAGTGTCTCGGATTATCTCGTGCAGCAGTTGTCGGGCGCTGATTCCCCGGCGTTTCGCCATGACATCGAGCGCGGCCAAGTCGATCGGTTCCAGTTTGATTTGTTCCATAATACTCCCCTCCAAAAATAAAAGCATGAATCCGAGCTCCCTCAGGTGTAAAGAGTTTATGTGGAGCAATGTCCATAAGCCAAGCCTGTGGATCTTATTGACAATGTCCACTTCCTGCTTTACGGTGAGGTATTATCGCACCCCAACTCCACAGGCAATCCCCCGTGACTCACAGGTTTATTCACTGCACTTGAACAAAAGACTCCTATGTTCTCTTGGACGGTGATTGCCTGAGCAAGCGGCAAGCGCGCTGCCAATAGCCCCAATGGTGACAGATGGACTAAAGGCTGGACGATCACCGCCCAAGAGAAAATAGGAGTTGCTCCTACTCTTTTAGCTTGCCGCTCTTGTCAATGTGCTAGGGCTGTCACCCCCGATAGCAAAATTATACAACATTAACCGAAAACTGTCAACCCGCAAACCGTACCAATTCGCCCAAAACCGCATATTTTTAGCCTTGCGTTCAGCCTGCATATAGTACCTGGACATCCTACCAACCACAACGCCTAGTGTGCCACACTATTGACATTCCACTCATTTTATGATACAATCGAAACGACAGAATAGGAGGTGACTATGGAAATCGGCATCCTGCAAACAGCGGCCCTTATCCTCATGCTCGCAGCCCTCGTTGAGGGCCTGGTCGAATATTTCATCGGCCTGCTCCTGGAGCCGCTCAATCAGGGCGATGGCAATCGGGAAGTCTTTGCCCAGAAACTGGACGTCTACCAACTCCTGATGCGCTACAGCGCCGCTGCCATTTCTGTTGCCCTGTGTTTCGCCTACAGTGTGGATCTCATGGCCCAGGTCGGCCTGCATGGTCCCGCTTTCGTCGGCTACATCGCAACAGGCCTCCTTATCGGACGCGGCAGCAACTATGTCCACGACTTTATCTCGCGCTGGCTCACACCGCCAGCACCCTAACCTGCCACTCACTGCTCGGCGGGGGCCTGCCTCCCCCCTACTGAGCGCTATTGTCATCCTCCTTTCTCTCTGTGGACGGGGAGGGCGCATCGGGGGACGCGCCCTCCCTCTCCCACGCTAGACATAATCGTGTTCCTGGGGGCATACATAGACAGGTAACGAATGGCTAAGGCAGTAACGAACCCCGTCCTTCTCAAGACCGCCGAGCGGCGGGCTTTTGTGCTTCAGCTGCGCAAGGCCGGTGCCACCTATCGTAGCATTGCTTCTGCTTGCCTTTCCCGATTTGGCGCTGACCAACTCCCCGCAGGATGGGACGAACGCTATGCTTACAAGGATGTGCGGCGTGAACTGGACACCCTGCGCGAGCAGATGTCCATCGATGTGGAGGAAATCCGTACCCTGGAACTGGAGCGACTTGATTCTCTCCTTCTCTCTGTTTGGTCTTTGGCTGTCCCGAATCGCGGTGAGCTGATTGATTCTACCACTCGCCTGCAAGCTGTAGACCGTGCCCTTCGTATCATCGCCCAGCGCGCCCGCTTGGTGCCTGACCTGGACCAGCCTCTCTCCCTGGATGCCGTGACCGTCCGCGTCGTCGGCGGGATAGACCTCGATGAACTATAATGCGTTACACGCTCCGCTCCGGCAACCCATCCGAGGCCGAAATCACCTTCTATGGCAATGTCCGGCAGGCCATCAACTGCAAGGACCCGGAGCTGATTTTGTCAGGCCCGCGCGACACCGGCAAAACGCTTGGCCTGCTCTACAAGCTCCACTGTCTAGCCTGGAAATACCCCAGAGCCTCCATTGTCATTGCTCGCAAGCGGGCTACCGACCTTACCTCTACCGTTGTCCAAACCTACCGCTACAAAGTTCTGCGTCCAGACGAGCCTATCCGCATCTATGGCGGCGAATCGCCCTCCTGGTTCGACTACCCCAATGGCTCCCGAATCTGGCTGGCGGGCCTGGACAAACCGGGCAAAGTTCTCTCTGCCGAGCACGACATCATCTACGTCAATCAGGCCGAAGAAATTTCCCTTATCGACTGGCTGGCGCTCCTGGGCTCCGCAACTGGCCGGGCGGGCCATATTCCCTATGCTCAGGTCATCGGGGATTGCAATCCATCCTCCCCGACCCACTGGATACGGACTCGCGCCAAGTCGCCTTCCAATCCCGACGGCGCGCTGACCCTCATCGAATCGAGCCATCGGGACAACCCCGACCTCTACGACCAGAAAACTGGGCTGATGACCGAAAAGGGCGAGCAGCGCCTGGGACGCCTCCGCTCCCTCACCGGCCACTTGCTCCAACGTTGGTACTACGGGATGTGGGTAGCGCCCGAAGGGGCCATCTACTCCGTGTTCGACGAAGCGCGCCACAAAGTCCGCGCCTTCCCCATCCCGCCCCTCTGGCCCCGCTTTGTGGGCATCGACCCCATCGGGGCCTACGTGGCCGCTGTGTGGGTGGCCTTAGACCCGACCAATGGCGTGCTCAACGTCTACCGCGAATACTACGAACCCTTTGGCATCCCGACCAACCAACATGCGGCCAACATCCTCCGGCACAGCGGCTACCAGCCCAACGGCAGGCCCCTGACTGCCCTGGCCGCCGAACCCATTCACTACTGGGTAGTCGGCCAACCCGCCGAGCGCCAGGCCCGCGCCGACTGGACGGCTTCTGGCATCCCGGCCTCCTGCCCCGCCTTCTCGGACCTGTGGATGGGCATCGACCGCGTAAACGCCTTGCTGTCCGAGAACTCGCTGGTTATCCACGACTCCTGCCCCATGCTCCTGAACGAGATTGGCGACTATCGCCGCACCCTGAAGGATGGAGTTCCTACCGAGAGCATCGAGAACAAGGAAGTGTATCACTGCCTCACGGGGGATACAATGGTCACCACTGACCGCGGCAATATCCCTATCCGCGACATTGCCCCCGACAGCAAGGTTTTGACCCGCGCGGGCTACAGGCGGGTACTCGGTTCGGCTTGTACCAACCCCGCTGCCAATGTTTACAAGGTGACCTTTTCAGACGGAACCGCTCTAACCGGCACCGCCGAGCACCTCATCTGGACAAAGGGACGGGGGTATGTCGCCTTGCATTCTCTCCGATATTCTGATACAATGCTAACATCAGATGAAGTGAGGGGCAGATGCAAAGCGAGAAAATCACGTATGATGGCTACAAGTGGTATCGATACTACCCAACCTCAGAAAGGCGCTCGGACCGATTGTACTTCAAGGGCCTTGTCGATGGGGAGCTCACCTACCTCCATCGTTACGTATGGGAAAAGTACAATGGGCCAGTTCCAGTGGGTCACTTTGTACACCACATCGACGGCGACCCCCTCAACAACGCCCCAGACAATCTTCAGGCCGTCACCGTTGAGCAGCATATCCGAGAACACTGGTCAGAAGAACGGAGCGAGGCGGCCCGCCAGCACGCCAGCGAAATCCGCGTCCTGGCCTCTGAGTGGCATCGTTCCCCCGAAGGTCGGGAATGGCATCGCCTGCATGGCAAACGTGCTTGGGCGAATCGCAAGCCGATTGCGCTTATCTGCGAGCAGTGCGGCAACGGCTTTGAAACCACAAAGTACACCAACGCCCGCTTTTGCTCCAACCGATGCAAGGCGGCTTGGCGACGCGCTGCTGGCATCGACGACGAGTTCAGAACGTGCCCCTACTGCGGCGAGCGCTTCTCGGTCAATCGTTACAGCAAGCAACGCTTTTGCTCCCGTCTCTGTGCTCAGCGTCACCGCTTTGCCCCAGAGAGAGCCTGTCTACAACCTTGAGGTTGAAGACACGCATGAGTTCTTTGCCAACGGTGTCCTGGTCCACAATTGTCTCGATGCCCTACGCTACGCCATCGTTGGCCCCGAGGGGCTAGGGACCAAGCAACGACTGGTAGACCTACGTCAGCCCATCGGCCCCCAATGGTGACACCATGAACTCCATACCTGCCACCCTTCGCGTCGGTCTCCCCGCTGATGATGTGCTAAAGACTCCCGGCTACTCCAGACTGGATGCCCTCTCTCGACCCACCCTAACCGGCCAGGATGACCACGGGCTTCTTGCTACCTGGCACTATGCCGAATGCGACATCGATTTTCACTACCGAGACGGTTGCTATCGCATCGCCGCGATTCACCCAAAGGGGGCTACCGGATGACGGCTACGACCAAAGCGCCATACCCTGAAAACCTGAAACTGGACTACACCCTCCCCGGTGGTCTTCAGGGCGATTTTGAGCGGGGTGTCACTTTCACATACCGTAGTTCTGCCCGCGCCCTATCGGCCCGACTCACCTACGTTGACGGGCGACTGGTCAGCATTGACTACACGAAGGAGGCCCTCAATGCCACCACTTCTTGACCGCCTGCGCCGCTCCCTGGCAGGCTCCCAGCTCACCACTCTGGAGTCCCAAGTCACCGATCTGCAAGGCATCGCCGCCCGCCTGGCCGAAGCCTACACCGCGGGGAGTTACGAGCTCCCCCCTACTGAGCTTGTTCGCCAGCTCCGCGAGTACGATTCTTCCCTCATCTCGGACCTAGTGGACCAGATGGGCTGGGAGGCCGTCTCGGGCTACGGTGGCTACTCCGAAGGCGAGCGCCAGCGGGCCGTCGCTGACTCAACCCGTATGGCCAAATACTCCACTCTGGCCAAGTGGACCATTAACCTGTGGACCTTCTATGGCCTGTCGTCCAATGTAGACATCGTGCCCGATGACGACTCCCGCGATGTCGAGGATGAGCACTCTGCACAATCCGTCTGGACCGAGTTCTGGGACGCCGACCGCAACCAGGCCATCATCGCCAAGGACCGGCTGGACGAACTCTCCCGCTGGCTCCTCATCAAGGGTGAGCGGTTCTTTGCATTCTACTCGTCCCAGCTAGACGGTGAGACAACTATCCGCTCCATCCGGCCTGAAGAGATCACCGAGGTCTATACCAACCCGGACGACGGCGCTGATGTGTGGTTTTACAAGCGCCAGTGGACCGAGACCGGCGGCAAGATGCGAACTTTGGTCTATCCTGACTGGGCTTTGTTCTTCTCTGGCGTGGATTCTGAATCTAGTAAGGTTGCTGAGTACTGGAGGGTCACTCAGGATTCCTATTCATCCGCAAAGGGATTGGAACTGGCCAGCAAGGCCAAGACCGACGTGTGCATCCTGTTCGTACCGTTCACTCAACTGGACGAGGATTCCGTCCGTGGCTGGCCTCTCCTGGCCCCGCACGGAACCGCTTGGCTTCGCGCCCAACGTGACTTCATGCAGGACCGCGCGGCTGTGACCCGCTCAGTGGCCGCCTTCGTCCGGCGCTACAAAGTCTCTGGCGGCACTCGTGCGGTGGATTCTATCCGCTCTACCCTCCAGTCAGCACTTCAATCGGGAAGCACCAGGGAATCTAACTATCCGCCTGTTGCCGGTAGTAGTGAGATCATGAATCGGGCCATCGATGCGCAAGACCTGCCCTTGCAGACCGGTGCTATCGACGCCAAGGCAGACTCGGAGATGTTTGCTTGGTTTGCCTTGCTGGCCGGCGGGATATACCCGCACTATGCGGGCCAGGGCGACGCATATCGGTTGGCTACCGCCTCCGCGATGGAAAAACCGATGCAACTCCAATTCTCTCTCTACCGCAACCAGCTTGGAGCTATATTCCGCAAAATCGTGCGCATCGTGCTCCAGTTCCACGAGCGATACAACAAGCAGGTTCAATACAATACCTATACCGCCTCCATCTCCCTGGATCGCTTGGTCGAAGTAGACCTGCCTGTCATCTCTTCCGCTTTGACCCAAATCAACGACTCCATCGTCCAGCCGCTCATCGAGTCCAACTCCCTCACCCAGGAGGCCCGCAATACCATCCTGGCCTCCATGTTGCGCTTGGTGTTTCAATCGCTTGGTATGGAGGACGCCTCGGAGATTGTTAATGAAACCATCTTCACTGAGCCGAAGGAGCAGGTCATGCCTGAACCCAAGGAGCCAGAAGCTACTCCCCCCGAGGAACCAGAGGAAGCAACCCAGGAGGAGGCGGCTGCCCCCCCTACTGAGCAATTTACCATCACCGACGAGGACATTGAGAACTGGCTGGCCTGGGTAGAGAAGTTAGACCCTGACCTTATGGCGTTGGTCTTGGCCGATGAGGAAGAGATGCGCGAGAGCGATAGGAACCTTGTGAACATTCCCCCCATTGAGGAAGTGGACTAACCCACATGGCAAGCCTTGACCTACTCCGCAATATCCGTAACCGCCTCGGCAATGCCGCCACCTGGCTTGGCGACCGGTTCAAATCGGTATCCGGCAAACTATTGGGACGCAAGGAAACCGCTACTGCCATCGGGCGCACGGTGGACTTGGCGACGGCTGCCCACCTGGCTCCGCTGGCCGAGCAGGTAGCCTCCGGTTCCATCACAGTGGATGCCTGGCTCACGGCCATGCGAGCCGAGGTCAAGAACCTCTACCTTACCCAGTACGTTGTGGCCCGTGGCGGGTTGGGTCAGATGACCTTTGCCGACTGGGGCCGCTTGGGCGCTATGCTCAAAGACCAGTACGGGTATCTGGACGGGTTCGCGGAGTATATCAAGGCCAACAATCCCAGCGCTGCCTACATTGCGATGCGCTCCCAGCTTTATGCTGATGCTTCTCACGAGGCGTTTGAGCGTGCTAAAACGCTGATAGCCTTGGAGAAAGGCGCTGATGAAATCTCTTGGCACGTTGACCCTGCTGCGGAGCACTGTTCCGATTGCGTAGACTGGGAAGCGATGGGATGGCAGTCTATCGGTCCTCGTGGTGGGTTCCCTTCTCCGAAAGGCGAAGCCTGGCCTGGTTCTGGTTTGAGTAAGTGCTTGGTTCGGTGTCGCTGTTCCACAACCTACCGCAACTCCAAGACGGGTGAGAAATGGTCTGAAGGGGGCTACGCCCCCCTTCACCCCCCAGTATTCGAAGAAGGCGGCCCCGGCTCTGGCTGGTTT